TTTTTGGTATTATGGGCAACCAGGTGATATTTCCGGAGAATAATCCGCTCCCGAGAGATTTGTTCGCGTGTGGGCAGATGAAGCAGGCGGTTTCGCTATACCACTCCAACTATCAGAATCGTATTGACAAAATGGGCGTCGTTCTGAATAACGGACAAATACCGCTCGTGAAGAGTTTGTATCTTGACAAGATTAGTCGGGAGCAGCACCCTTACGGCGAAAATGTGATTGTGGCCATTATGGCCTACAATGGTTACAATGTGGAAGATTCTATTTTATTTAACGAAGGGGCCGTGAAGCGTGGTCTCTTTCGAACGACCTATTTTAATATGTATGAGACGCGCGAGGAAAACTCCTCTGTAGGCGACGCCGAGGTAGACTCACGATTTGCGAACATTGAGAACGAAAATGTCACGATACCTAAACCAGGATACGATTATAGCAACCTAGACGAAAATGGACTGGTCTATGATAATACGTATCTCACCGAGAAGACCGTTCTTATTGGGAAAATAATGACGGCACCGCTAGAGCCCGACGTCGCGATGGACGCCTCCGTATTCCCCAAAAAGGGACAAGAGGGATACGTGGACAAGGCGTTCTTTACAGAGGGCGAGGAAGGGGGGCGGCTTGCCAAAATCCGCGTGAGAAACGAGCGCGTCCCCAGCATCGGCGACAAATTTTGTTCGCGGTGTGGACAGAAAGGCACCATTGGGTTGGTGATTCCCGAAGAAAATATGCCGTTTACTGCTGGGGGGTTAAAACCGGACATTATAATAAATCCTCACGCGCTCCCATCCCGCAAGACGATTGGACAGCTAGTAGAAACGCTAATGGGCAAGGCGTCTACCATTATAGGTGGATACGGTGACTGTACTGCGTTTATGAACAACGGACCGAAACACAAAGAATACGGGTCCATATTAAAGGATTTCGGGTTTCATTCGAGCGGGTGTGAGCTAATGTACAATGGTGAGACGGGCGAACAGATGGACACCGACATATATATAGGCCCGACCTATTACATGCGGTTGAAACATATGGTGAAGGACAAGATAAACTACCGCGCCAGAGGACCGCGAACTGCGCTAACACGCCAGACGGTCCAGGGTCGCGCCAACGACGGCGGTCTGCGCATCGGTGAAATGGAGCGCGACGGGGTCTTGGGGCACGGCGCCACCAAATTTTTACAGGAGTCGATGCTGGTGAGAGGCGACGATTATTATATGGCCGTGTGCAACCATTCGGGAATGATAGCCATATACAACGAGAGTAAGAACCTATTTATAAGTCCCTATTCGGACGGTCCGCTCAAATTCTCGGGGACGATGGACGACATGAAGATAGACAACGTTACGAAATATGGCAGGTCGTTTAGCGTAGTGCGAGTGCCGTATGCGCTCAAGCTAATGATGCAGGAGCTTCAGTGTATGAACATACAGATGCGAATCATCACGGAGGATAATATTGACCAGCTCTCCTCCATGATTAATTCTAATAATTTGGTGGATCTCTTGGGCGAGGGTGTTACCGCCGCCAAGGTTGCCACTAATACGCGGGCGGTCCTTAGCAAGTCGCAGCGAAACGCAAATAATCGGGAGGCGCCCCCCATAGAGGTGGCACCCATCGTAGACGCGCCTCCGACAGAAGATAAGACACCTTCGCCAGCGATTAATCCAGAAGATATTGGTTGGGAATTATTAGTAGTCGGTGAATATGGTGCGTGGAGTTCGCTAATAATAAAGGCAGACGGTAAAGAGAGTGACATTTGGGACATCGAATCAAATGGTTATACCGACCCGTCAGACCTCCCAGCAGGATGGATATCCAATGAGGCTATTTATGACGACGGGACGCCAATACCCACCACGATATTATCACAGCAGCTGAAACTTAATAAAGAGCCGAATAACTGGAAGCGCGCCATTGACGCCGTGCGCGCACTGAAAGGAAAGTCGGTGATGTCCACGCCTCCACCAAGCGAACAATTTGTGGAACCGGGTTCGCCGAATTATCGACCGGCATCCACTATGTTTGAAGAGACATCACAATACGGTATGGACAGTCCCAAATACGAAGCAATCGATGATAGTCCCGAATACCAAGCCAACGCTGATAGTCCCGATTTCAAGATATCCACACCAGACAAAGATGGGACGGGCATAAAGCTTAACATTCAGGAGAATCTTTCCAGCGTCAAAGATACAATTCTCGACATTATTGATGTGGGGAAACGTTCTATTTTAGATATTGATAAAGAAACGGATGACCCCGGTAAGAGTGACGGAGATAAGAGTTCCGAAAATAGCAAACCAGTCGGTGAAACCAAGATTATTTCTACCGACCTGGTGGATAAAATGGGATAAAATTGAATTAATATTAATATAAAAATACCACTCTATAATAAATAATGTCACAACAAAGTAGTGAAATACAGAAAATATTTAAATCGCGCCAGGTTATTCTAGACCTCCTCTATAAACAAGGATACGATACTGGCAAATACACAGGCTCTAGTATAACCGAGGTGAGCAGCATGTATATTACAAAGCAGATGGATATGTTGCTCGAAAAGACCGATAAAAAAACATACGTTAAATATCATCTTGATAAGACGCTCAGACCGACGAATCTATACGATTATATAGAGGACCTTATTAATCTTGATAATATTTTGAAAAAAACCGACGATTTAGTAATTATTATCAAAGACGAGCCAAACGATTCTCTTAAAAAGACGCTTGCCAATTTCTGGCAACAGGATGGCGTATTTATTAACGTAATTAATATCAAGAGGCTCCAGTTCAATATACTTAACCACGAGTTGGTGCCGCCGCATAAAGTATTGAGTACAGAGGAGGCAGACGCTGTTAAAAAACTGTATAATATTATGGACGATTCACAAATTCCGGATATTTCGCGATTTAGTCCAGTATCGCAGGTAATCGGGATTCGTCCTGGACAAATGTGCGAAATTATTAGACCAAGTAAAACGGCAATCCAAAGTAAATTTTACCGTGTATGCTCTCCATAGTGAAGAAATATGTCAAACTAATTAAATTATTACTATATATTAAATGCCCAACTTTACACCGAACGAATATGATGAAAAAATTAATGACATTGAGCTAATTTTTTCCTCGCTCCAAACAGACAGCGAAAAACACGCATCTTCACATCCGGATGAAGAAACCAAAACTTCACATGATTCCACTTATTCTGAACAATTGGATGAGTTACTATCTCTTCAAAGTCAAATGTTCAGCGATATTGAGGAGGTTTTACAAAATATTAATAAGGAAGACCAAAAAATATCAAAATATGACATCGACAACAATATATTAGAACAAAAATATCTAGACATAAGGGATAAAATACAGGGTGCGGTGGGGATGAAGAATGATACGCAGACGCTATACAACCAGGAGTATTATGGAAATATATTGATTTTTTTATCAATTATATGCGGATGTGTTTTATATGCACGAACGCGAAGGCTATAATTATAAAATACATTTTCTATCAATATTGTATAGAAAATGAATTCGAATAAAGGAGAGTTTGATCCGCTGATTAATTTAAAGCAGGGCGCAGAATTTCTAAAGTATGGAAATATAAAGACAATCGATTCTATAGAACATTTAAAAAACTTACAGAAAACAAGCTCATCAAATCTAGAGAGCGCCCATCTCTATTCCGACCAACTATTCAAAGCGAAATCGCTCGAAAATTATAAACACGTTTCTGATTACAAAACTTATACAAAGGAGCAAGGGCTATTTAATAAAACGGTTTCTGAATATATGATGACGCATCACGAATACATCAATGATACAGGTAATTATAAATTGTTTAATTCTCTAATTAGATTAAATGATAAATTAATTAAACACGCTTCTAATATAAGTAATTCACTAACAAAATTAATAATTACAGACACAGCACTAGAAAACGATATGATAAATCATAAAAAACACATAGACGATAGTATTGAACATCTTAAGGTTAGTGCAACTGTTATGAAACCTTTAGAAAAAAGAAATAATGGGGACTCACTTGAAACAATGTTAACTGGGTGGTATAGTATTGTTGGGATAGGAATATTCGCTCTTATAATCGTTGTCATAATGACTACCAAAACAAAGGGAAAGGATAATATTATTTTGCTCAGTTTTATTACTATTATACTGGGGATAACTATATGGTTATCAAGAAAAATAATATTATAATTATATAATTATATAATAAATGTCTATACATAACCATACGCATTTAGATTCAACACACACACATGTTAATGATGAAGTTCACAGGTCCTTCAGTAATTTAGTTGGGCTCCACGAACAGGCGAGTTTAAATATAAGGTCGTACAAACTACAATACGCTGTTATGTTCATATTTTTATTAATCGTTATTTTTCTAACTGTGAGAGCCTTTTCAAACCCGTTCCCATATTTTATTGAATATGTGATACTCGTCACCGCTATACTAACGATGGTTTATCATATAGTAAATCGTTTTATGTGATGATTTATCGTTATATATTTGATTTGTTAGATTTAATATTATTTCATTTTATATATTATTTCATTTTATATATTAATATATAATATATAAATGGTCGAAACAATAACAAATGATGAATATAATAACCAGAGAAGAACAGTTGAAATGAACGTATACTATGAGAAGAAATACGCATCATATCTAGACGTATTGAAATATTTTACACTCTACTGTATCATATTATTGATTTTAGCAATATTACGGAAACGAATGATATTATCGTATGGCTTCACCAATATTCTAACGATGGTTCTCGTAATCGTTGGGGGGATGCATCTTTATCTGAAGATAGCAGACATAAATATGCGAGATAATATGAATTTTGACGAGTATGATTGGAGTTTTAATCAGGATAACCAGAGCGATCCAAATAAGCTTGATACGAACCTACATGAAATTGATTCGCCGAGTGCTGCTACTTGTGTAGAAGAATCGTGCTGTAACACACCAACAACTAAATGGTGTGCGAGTAGCGGTGAGTGCGTATTACCAACGACACTGTGTCAAGATGACGGTCACGACATTTTTTGGAAGAGCAACAGTTGTGATGATTATGAATCTAAGAAAATGTGTGCGGTGAAAGTCGGAAAGCCATATTATTGTCCTGTCCTTGAAGATTGTGTCGAAAGTAATGACCAGTCAGCCTGTTCCGGGTGTGGCCTCGGAAAAGAATGGTGTCCTTATGAGGGGAGATGTATACCCCTTGTGGGTAATGGGTCTGGTTGTAAAACCAACCCGTGTAATGCATATACCGCGGGTATACAGGCGACACACATCGGAGCCGATGGTGGTTCTAATTCAAATACAGGAGATAAATGTGAATCATTATCCGGTGATGCTCACAGGGATTGTCTTCATAACCATAAACACGAAAGCTTCATTTCTGGAATATCAAATACGTTTTCTTCGTTCAAAAAATCGTTTAGTGGTGGTGAACCTCAAGATAAAATATCGAGCACAGTAAAATCATTTAGTCAATTAGACAATCAATATAGTCCTGTTTAAAATATTTCATTATATTAATATGGTAGTTGATAATACGCTATACGATGTAGATACAATTAAAGATACTCTGTTTAGTAGTATACGGGGCGAACTTTTAGCGCAGGGAATAGAATCCGAAGATATTACAAATATATTTAATGGGATAGACCCGTTGATTGAAAGTAAAATATCAGCATATATAGATTCTGAATCTACAAATAATACGTGCGATTATAGTGAATTGATAAACGAATTTGCAAGCAGTATCCGCGATTATGGGAATACAATAACTTCGGATGGCTATGCTGATATCGATAACACCATAGCAAATACGCAGATAGTTTTAGCTATGTATCGCAAGATATATGAGAAACATTATAATAGAATGGTTGAACTTTCTGATACGCGCAGGAATGAAAATAAACAGCTTATTAAAGATGTCGATAGTAGCAATCTATTGGTAAACACGAACAAGCGGAGGGTCGTATACGAAAAGCGGGAATTTGGCGGGTTACAAACATATCGCATTGTTCTTCTTATTGCTTTTTACCTTCTGTTGGTAATTTATTTGATATTCGGCAATTTTTTCTCAAGTAGACTATACCGGAACCGTTTATTTTTGTTTATTTTTTTCCCATTATGTGTCTCTCCGTTCATAATAAAATACGTCGTAAGATTACTTTATTATATAACAAGAAAAATAAATTATTTCTTAGATAATCGCGCACCTAAAAACGTGTATGTCAATATATAATTATTCGGGGTTAACGTCAAGTTCGTCGTCCTCTTCACTGGCTACTTGTTCATCAGTATCCAATTTAACCACGTTATCATTATCCACTTCGTCCTCGATAATCATAACATTGTTCCATTTACCCTTCACGTTTCTTCCATATTTAGTATCTAGATACTCGTGGAGCTCCTTACCTTTCGGAATGTTTCCGCGTCCGTAATTAGACTCATACCATTCGCGGAATTTACTGAGGACAACGGTTTTCTTGAGCTTTGCGTCCGGAACGCGCTTGATACACTCCTTATCAAACTCGGTCATATAATCCTGCCCCTCGCGGTATTTGTCGCTGCTCCTCATAACGATATCACAGTCGGTCACCTTACCCTGTTTCTCATACGAGATATTAACGAACATCGACATTAGGATGGGAGCCCACTCCACGAATTTTTGCTCAATCGTGGTGTCGATTTTGAATTGGTGGGGAAACGAGCTTTTGGGGAACTTGTCCTCGTCCTCATATGGTTTTTCCAGAAACTTGGATACGAAATCGCACACGCGAATCCTTCTCCAGGTTCCGTCATCGTTGCTCTTAATGTCAAATAGAGTATTCGTACATACGACCAGCTTGAACTCGGGGACAAACGTGATAGTATCCTTGAAGAGGGCCCGACCCTGAATCGGATCACCGCCAGTAATCTCCTTCATAATACCCTCGTTAATCTTATCACCCTTTGACGGCTCTTGCATCACCGCATAGCGCGCGCCCTTTAATTGGACTATTTCCGATGAAGTGCTGCCGATACTGTTACGCTTTTGTGTAATCAGGGTGATTGGGACGGTCGCCTTATACTCGCCGAGCGCTTTTGTCATAAGCTCCGCCAACTTGGATTTGCCATTTCTCCCCGACCCAGTGTAAATATTGAACGTCTGGTTCTCGTTCGTGCCGACGCAACACGACGCCAGATGTTCCCACATATACCTACACAGCTCCTCGTCGGGAAACAACTGTTTAAAGAACTCCTTAATATCGCAGATAGTATCGTAATGTTTTACCTCGTCTAACTTTACGTAATCGATATTGGTGCATTTGGAAATGTAGTCGTCAGGCCTTCCCTTTCTGGAGACTTTCTCCTTAAAATCGATAATACAATTATTAAAGCATAGTAGATATGGATTTTGGTCGAGCTTATTCATGAAGTCTCCATCAAAGAACAGTTCGCGCGCCTCCTTCATGATGTTGTTCTTCCACTGCGTCTTTTTCAGATAGTTAGCGATGTCGCACAACTTATTAAGCTGGTATTGGCTCACCTCGTATGCGGGATCGGTTTGGTCAATGGTATGGAGATAGTTCACCTTGCTCATAATACATTTGAGATATGCCGAGTGGAGTTCGCCCGAGATTTTAAGACGGAGCGAATTACCCGAATCATTCTCAAACCATCGCTGGGTTTTGTATTCATACCAACAGTTATTTTTAATACTAACACACACAAACTCGTCTTTATACATATGGTATAGAGTGCGCGATATATCATACTCGGTGGCGGAGCGGTCTTTCTTGTCGCGCTCCGACGAAATGGACTCGAATATATAGTAATCAACGGTCGCCTTGTGAATTTCCCGGTATTTATCTTCTGCGTCACGCTTACACCAATAGATAATCGAGCGATTAGTTAGTCCGTCGGCATTTTCCGATGAACCAAATGTGTCCCACATTGCGCGCATCTCAGGCACGTTGCTCCAGTCGAATTTGCCGTCCGCTCCCTTGAGCGTGTCTCTACAAACATCCCGGGACATAAATTTTAGCCACGTAGTGAAGAGTTTCGGGCTGGTGCTGGCGAGCGCCCACCCAACCCGTATCCACTTGTTGTGGCTACCTGGACCATAATACGACTCGGGGAGCGCCATCGTGTAGTCGTGGGTTTCCTTTAATTTATAGTCTAGCGATTCTAAATTCTCAAACATATCGTCAATACAATTGTCTAGATTTGTGGCGTTATCAAGGGTTTTGTCTTTTGCCGATTTCGTTTTGGTCTTTTTATTGTTTAGGTTATTTTTATTATCCTCTACTATGGTCTTAGCGTCCTCACTGAAGTCGTATTTTGGATAATCGGAATATCTTGCCGACAACTTCCGGATGTGCGTTCCTAAATCAAATTTGGTGATGTCCTTCTCTCGCATACTCCACTCCCCACCGCTTTTGGTAAATAATACGTGGTTGGTAAGTTTATATGCCTCGTGTCCTGGTTTGCGCGAACCGTATAGTTGCCAGTTAGTGTAGCCCTTTACGATTCCCTCGTCCAATACATCGTCCCACTCGTTGATAATGGGGAGATCATCCCACATTGCCTTTAACTCCTCGCTTACGCGCTCGCGAAGGAGGACCTGTCCTGCTTTGTGCATCGATAACCCAATAATAATGTGGATACCGTCTTTGGTTTTCTCCGGCAGACAGTTGACGTTTGGCTTTTCCATAATGAAAATTTCAACCGACGTATCGTCAGGAATATCCAGAATCTCGCCGCACTTATCCATATATATACATAAACCGTCCGTGATATGCTCTATACTATGCTGGCGCTGTTTGATATTAGGGGAATAGTGTAAATCAACGTCTATCATAATCGGTCCATCTTCTATTAGCTGCTTCTCGGTTAGATACTCCATGTTTCCTGACGTAAATACGTGGTCATGGTAACATTGGAGAAACTTAGAATACTCGTTCACAGGAATATGATAGTTTCCGCCGCAAATGTTGCTAGTTTTATCGCCAATACGCGTGTTGGTTGAGGGGTTTCCATTACAGGTTTTGGACTTTAAATAGGGACCGAGTTTTCCTTGTTTAGTGGACATACTTGAATATATACTCGGCATATTTTTTTAATCAATTTTATATTATATAATTATAACAAAAACTTATATTAACACCATAACTGACGCATATAATGATTGATAATATTACATATTAAAAGCATCTAAATAAAGAGGAATATATTATATATGGCCGCGCTGAACAAGGAAACACCAATTGTTACGAAAGATACTATTAAAAGGCTCGCAAAAGATGTTAAGGACCTTATTAAAAATCCTCTAATAGATAACGGTATATATTACGC